CAATGTTGTTGGTGGTGGATTAAACTCACTATATTCTATGGGGGTCACTTCAGGTTCTATAATTGGTGCGAGTGCTGCATACGGCGCAACCTTTGGTGCATATTCTGCAAATCCACACTATCAGTCGTTAAAACTTAAAGCACAATCATTTAAAGAAGAATCTTCAAGAGCAAACAATAAGTCAATCTTCTTAAATCTTGTTAAAGCGGTTTCTCCTGCGGGATATCCTGTTGGATTGTTTACAAAGGGATCGGGTGGTAGTGGAAATTCTTGGAACAATGGCCCATCAAGCAGATCAAAAATTCATTTAACAGGGTTCTTAAACGAATTCCGAGACGAATCCCGACCAAGCGATAATTTTATACGAACAAGTGGTGATATAACACAAATTCGTCAAGACTATACCGATTTGAGTCAAGGTCTATACGGTTATCCTGAAGTGAATCTAGGATGGAATAGTTCTGGACTCACTCTAGGCTCATATGTGGGATATAATCTATGCACTGTTGTTGTAGACAACAATTCTACTGTTGGAAAAATGAATATCAATACTTTGTATTCTTACCCAAACACTACGCAATATTTGGGATTACCCGATTATCCACTAACCGTTCTAGGTGAAATTTCAGATAAACCTCTTGCCGCTTTAGGATATACCTTAACGGGTGGTTTAACTGGTGTTGAATACGGTAAATTGTCAGTAAACACGACTCCAGAAATTTTTCAAACTACTAGAGGAATAACAAGCAGTCAAGTTAATGTGGCTATAGGAAACTTCCTGAATTATTCAGGAGTTACTGGTGTAGGCTATACAGGTTCTGCTAAAATTTCTTCTTTAGAAATTTTTAACAACTACTTATCACTAAGCCCAACAAATCTCGTGTTCATGGGAACTGTTGCTATAGCAGATGCTAAAGTAGTTAATACAAAAATAAGTGCTTGGAGAGATGCTCAAAACAGTTCAATTGATATTGGTAGTTTGCGAATGAGTAAACAATCAGAATTGTTGCTTAATGCGGCTCCCAATATAAACTCTTGGAGTTTTGGATTGCTTCCTGCTGCCGGTACAACAACTCAAATATTGGGTGGTATCTACGCAGACGACACTTGCACAATTAGAACAAGTTCTGATATTGTATTGTTAAACAAGAATATCAATAACGCAGTATCTTCCGACAACTTTGTGGCTGATACAAACAACAATATCCTATCAAGAACAAGGCAATTTGTTGCTAGACAGGATGATGTTGCAGAACTTCCATTGCCATAAAACATTAAAATATACATTATACCCTATGAGAGGACGGCTTTAGAGCCGTCCTTTCTTTTCTAAATACTCTTATGGAAAAAGACTACGGTATACCAAATTACATAACCGCTGGTGCTTTGGGTAGCCAACCATCAAACACAAATTTAGCATATGCCACAAACTTTGTGTTTTTTCTACCCAAAGTACCAAATGCTGTTTATTTTTGCACTAATGTAAGCATGCCAGGTATGAGTTGCCAAGAACTGAAGTATAAACGAGGAAAAGGTATGAATCTTAAAGTTCCAGGTAGCGAGATTATACATGGAGAGTTGTCGTTCACTTATCTTGTAGATGAAAAACTAAAAAATTATACAGAACTTCAAGAATGGTTTCGTCGTATAACTTCTTTTACCGATGATGATCCTGTATTAAAATATAGAAATTGGATGAGTGAAGAAGGACAATTAATTGTTTTATCTGCCAAGAAAAATCCAAAATTCCGAATAACTTTCCGAGGATTATTTCCAAATAGACTTTCAGGTATGACTTTAAACAGCGCAGATCCTGAAGCAAACAATATGACTGCAACCGCTTCAATGTCATTCACCTATTATAATATGGAATTCTTCAATGACTAATTCGGATTATTACGGAATACCTGATAGACCTGTCGGTGGTATAAACAGACCATCAGACAATACTAACATAGCAATACCACAAAATTTTCAATTTGCTATGAAACGAATGCCCTCATTTTCATATTTTATACAAACTGTGGCATTAAATGAGGTGAGTTCTGATGCTATGGATGTGCCTTCACTTTTAGGCCCTAATGTAAAACTACCATCTGTTTCTGCGTCTATAACATATTTTACAGTGACCTTTTTGGTAAATGAAAATATGCAAAACTACTACGAGATAGTAAAATGGTTAAGAGAAGCCACACCTTATAAAGATTTTACTGAAGTGAAGCCTATAAAAGATGTTTGGGAAGAAGCCTTCTTGATTTATCTTACAAACAAAAAAGTTCCGTATAAAAAAATATCAATGCGTGGTGTATTTCCCACAGAATTATCAGGTATTGAATTTAACTATAACGATACTGAAAATAAACCTATCATTGCCACAGCAAAATTCACATTAAACGATTATCTTGTTGAAGATTTATAATTTGACTTTCGTAGTATTGATGCTACAATATTTCATATGAAATTTGAACAAATTCGTGAAATGGTAGAAAAAGATATCGGTATAGATAAAACCGAATTGGGCGACGAGTCTACTCGTATTCCTCAATTACATAACAAGTATCTAAACCTATTTCACGACGAGCGGTTAATTTTGAATAAATTGACCGCAGAGTACAAAATACTTCATAAAAATAAGTGGGAATGGATGACAGGCAAGATGAGTCAAGAACAATTGACTACACTTGGATGGGAACCATTTCAAACACGAATTATGCGACAAGATATCGGTTTGTACATGGATGCTGATCCACATCTGAATGAAATGGGAAGCAAACTTGCTTTGCAAACCGAAAAGGTAGAATATCTAGAATCTCTGTTAAAGGGCATTTCTCAGAGACATTGGATTATTCGCAATGCAATAGAATGGCGAAAGTTCACTCAAGGCGTGGTGTAAAACCGATCATACAGACCTCCCTAAATAAAGGGGAGATGTCTGTGATTTCTATTACATGTTTTAATACTGTGCATGCTCGGATTATGACCGAGCCAGGTATTGCTCGTGAGATACAAGAGTATTTCACATTTGATGTACCAAACGCAAAATTCACACCAGCGTATAAAAACCGATATTGGGACGGAAAGATTCGTTTGTTTTCTCCTTTCAACGGATTGCTGTATATTGGTCTGCTAGATTATCTTGCACAGTTTGCTAAAGAGCGAAACTATACACTACAATTTGACAAGGGATTCACAGAAACTCCACCTCAAGTAACCGAAGAATCTCTTAGTGAATTCTTAGGTGGTCTTAAACTACACGCCAACGGAAAGACTATTGAGCCGCATCCTCATCAGTTGCAGGCTATTCACGCAGCAATAAACCGAGAACGATGTTTGTTGCTGTCACCGACTGCTAGTGGTAAATCTCTTATAATTTATTCGCTACTTAGATGGTATCAGGATATCATCCCTCCTGATCGTAAGATACTAATTGTGGTTCCTACAATTTCTCTGGTTTCGCAAATGAAATCTGATTTTGCTGATTACTCAAAACTTGAGGGATGGGATGCAGAAGAAAATTGTCACACAATATTTGGTGGACAGCAAAAAATGGACTCACGACAAATTGTGATTTCCACATGGCAGTCTATTTACGAACTACCAAAGTCGTATTTTGACCAGTTTGAAGTGGTGATAGGTGATGAAGCACATCTGTTTAAAGCGCAGTCATTAACTTCCATAATGACTAAACTCACTAAGTGTCCGTATCGTATCGCGCTAACAGGAACCCTTGATGGAACCAAGACCAACAAACTAACTATTGAGGGATTGTTTGGGTCAACGCTTAAGGTAACTTCCACCAAAGATTTGATTGACAGCAATCTGTTGTCTACCATTTCTATTGACTGCGTTGTGTTAAACTATCCGCCTGAAGTATGTAAATCTCTCAAGGAAGCATCGTATCAGGATGAATTAGAATTTTTAGTATCCAATAGTGCTAGAAATTCTTTTATAACTAACCTTGCCCTATCTACAAAAGGAAACACTCTTGTACTGTTTCAGTTTGTAGAAAAACACGGTAAGCCTCTGTATGATATGATAAAGAAGAAAGCCAAATCAAGACCAGTATTCTTTGTTCACGGAGAAACAGAAGCCGATTATCGTGAAAGTGTACGATTAGTTACCGAAGAACACGACAATGCCATTATTGTAGCCTCGTATGGTACTTTTTCTACAGGCATAAATATTCGTAGTCTGAAAAACATTATCTTTGCTAGTCCGTCAAAAAGTAGAATACGAGTTCTTCAATCTATAGGCAGACAGTTGCGTAAAAGCGAAAAGAAAGATACTGCAAAATTGTATGATATTTCTGACGATTTACGATGGAAGAGTCGTAAAAATCATACCTTAAAACACTTTGTGGAAAGAATCAAAATATACTCTGAAGAAGGATTTCCATACAAGATGATTAAACTACCGTTAATAAGGAGTTCACAAAATGAGCGAAAAATCTAGAACCAATGTAAAAATTCTAAGATTCAAAAATGGAGACACCATCATCTGCTCATTGTCTGTAGATAATAACTTTCAAGAGTATTGTTATCTGCTAGAAAGTCCCATGCAAATAAACATGCTTCCTGTAGTATCAAAAAAGGGAATACAAAGCATGACTATTTTCATGCAAGAATGGATGGAATACAGCAAGGATAAACACTTCAAGATTCCAAAAGATGTAATTATGCTTATTGCAAATCCTGAAGACGAGATGATTGATGAGTACTTTGATGCTTTAGAGAAGAATGAACTTCACAGAATTCAAAGAGACTTTGAAGATATATCTAAGAATTATGGTAAAAATAACCATGACAAACATACAGACATGGAGTATAATTCAGATATAATGGATTATGAAGATGAAGACGATGAGTACTACGATGAAGATGAAGAAGGTAGACCAGAAGATTCTGATTAACCTACTTAAGGTACTCTAGTAATTTATGGTCCTTTTCATCAAACCGGACACTGAGATTTATGCGAGCAAAGTTACAGCCACACAATAATTAAAATAGATTTATGGAGATTTTAGATCATGGCAAAAAATTCACATTACATAGACAATAAGAAGTTCTTAGAAGAGATTATAAAATATAAAAAGGAAGTTAAGAAAGCAAAGCGAGAAAATCTCCCAAAACCAGGTGTTAATAATTACATCGGGCAATGCTTTATGGATATCGCAGAAAACTTAGCAAAGAAGCCAAATTTTGCCAACTACCCGTTTAAAGAAGAAATGATTGGTGATGCAGTGGAAAACTGCATGATGTACACTACAAACTTTGATCCAGCCAAATCAAAGAACCCATTCGCATTCTTCACGCAGATAATTTTTTATGCTTTTCTTCGTCGCATTCAGAAGGAGAAGAAGCAGTTGTATATCAAGATGAAGCAGTTTGAGGAACATGATCCCACAGGAAAGTTTCGCAACTGGTTGAAGGAAAAGTTTGAACCTGAACAAAATCCATTTTCTGATATACTTCAGTTGTCGCAAGAAGATGTGGAAGTTTTTGAAAAGAAGTTTAAAATTAAGAACAAAAAGAAAACTTCTAAAAAGACATCTAAAAAGGCAGAGGTTCAAAAAAGCGATAAACCTGAGAAGACAAGACTTGACAACTTTATGAAATGAGAGTATACTAAGGTATGCGAGTAGCCATTCTTTGCGATACCCATTTTGGTGCTAGAAATGATTCCCCAATCTTCTTGCACTACTTCTTTCGTTTTTTAGATGAAGTGTTTTTTCCACATCTTGAACGAGAGGGTATCACCGAAATTTTACATCTTGGTGATCTTATGGATAGGCGTAAATTTGTAAATTTTGCCACACTACACGAAACCCGAGAGAGATTTATTAATAAATTGCTTGAAAAGGGAATTCGTGCAAACATTCTACTTGGTAATCACGATACCTATTTCCGTAATACCAGCAGCATTAATTCAATTGAAGAACTTTTTGGTGGTATGGATAAGCAAGGAATT